ATGCCATTATGTTGGTTTCTGTGCCATATTGAGTATGGTGTCTTTAAAACTCCTGGATATTGCTCATTTCTAGCCATTTATAGCTTATTAGTTTTACCAGATAATTTGTCAAGACTAGTAGTCTAAAAATGTTGTAATTCGCAGACAAGTTGTTATATAGTTTCTTATATTATGGCAATAAAGATTCCACAAAGTGCAACTGAAATGGTCCAATCCTGGTCTCCAAGACCATTGAATAGAGGAGAGCATTTTGAATTAGATCACTACGAAATATTTATTGCAAACAAATCAGCAAAAGTAAAATTACATTTAAAAGTTAAAGACAACAAAACTATTATTAGAACATTTGATGGTAACTCTGATTTTGTTTATTCAGAAGTATTAAAAGGATTGCCAGATAATAGATTAGAAGATTTCAGAGCAAGCTGGGTAAATGCTAAATTAGATTATGTTACCAATCAAGATTTAACACTTTTAGGACAAGCTATTGCCAGAACTACAAGAGATAAATTTAAAATTCCAACAAAAAATAAAAACAAAGCAGATTTAATGATTGGTAAAACACCAGTTGAAATAAAAATTAACAAAGACAAAAAAGAAATTATTGATTTAGGTTTTTTTAATTATCAAAATCCAAATCAAATCCTTGCAGATAAAATTAGATCTTCAACAAAAGATATTTCAGAAATAGCAGAAAAAGTTGGATTGCATATTTCAATGGTATCTAAACAAATGAAAGGTCAAAGAGAAATTACAAGAGATCATGCTTTTGCTTACGCAAGATTTTTTGGATGTGATCCAGCAGATATTTTATTTGCAGCTCCGCAAATTCCAATTTGGTCCACAGTAGATTTTTTAAATTTTAAAGAACATAACATGCCTTTTAATCCTGGAGAGTGTGTAACAGTAACTGATAAAAGAGAATATGTTGTTTGTCCAAGAGATATATACAGACCAGATATTAAAGCAGTTAAAGTTAATTCTCCTGGATCTTATTTAGATGGTATGGTTTTATTTTATTATGCTTCATCAGATGTTAAACAAGATTGTTTAGGAAGATTATCTATTGTTGGCGATCAAGATGATACTGATGATGAGTTAATGAAAGAATTAAGATTTGGAGAAAAGCAAAGATATTACATTGGAATTTTAGAACAATACAAAGGTAAAACTAAATTATTAAATCCAGATCCTTACGCAAAAGAAAGTCTGCCAAAAGAACAAGGAGATATAATTATTAATAATATTACTCCATCGTTTGCTTCTCCGATTGTTGGAATTGTAAATCCAAATCAAATTAAAAAAGATAAACATTCTTCTAAATTATTTAAACATAATGATGAAATTCTTAAAACAACAAGAATGACTGAACAAAAATTAATTGAGCAAATGAAAATTAAAGAATTAACTATGCAAAAGCAAGCTCATGAATTGGAACATAAACTTAAAAAAGAAATTGAAGAACAAATAAAAAAGCATGAAAAATTATTAATTGAAATGGAACAAAAATTAAAAGAGCAAGATAAGAAAAATTTATATTCTGGAATTGGATCTTTGTTTTATCCACCGAATGCAACAATGAATGATGGAGGAGGCTTGCTAGAAGTTAGAGGTACTGGCAAAGGCACATCAAAAAAAGGTATCGCAGCACAAAGAAGAGTTTTTAGTAAATGAAAAAAAAATTAAATCCAGCAACTGGTAAAATTGAATATAGATTAAATCATGGAGAAGCAGCAGAGTTTGTTTATATGACTGTTGGAGAATTAAAATATAGATACACAGAAAGTTGCACAATGCATGAAAGTTCAATACCAAAAAGAACTTATCTACATGGTATTGCTGGTTTCTGGATGTCTGATTTAGAACATTACAAGAAGAACAACATCGGATTAGTTAAGATCTACAAGAAAAAAGTAGCTGAAAAAACTGAAACAGCTGAAGTGATCGAACTGAAAAGATCGTAAGTCATTATAGACTAGCAGTCTATTTATCATTGCATTACTAGACAATGTCATTATTTATCATTCTATATGATAATAAAATCAAACACACTAAACGACTTAAAAGTTTCTGATCCTTTAGAGGCAGCTTTACAAAACACACTTCCTCTCTTCGCACAAAAATTAAAAATCAATCACTACTCTCCAACTCAATTCTCAATTCCAGATGCAGCTTGGTTATTCAAATATGTTTGGATGGACCAAAAGATGAGAAGAGAATTATTGCCAAGCAATGCAGCTATGGAAAGTGGAAAAATTGTTGGAGAAGTTTTGCAAAGAATTTACGCAGACACAATTTATAAATTACATCCAGTTAAGAAAAAAGTTGCACCAACAACAAATGAAAAAATTACAAAAGATGCTGCTCTCCAGGAAGAAATAGAAAAACTAAAAGAGTATGTTCCTAATGATGAGAAGGACAGCGATAAGAAGCAAAAATATTTAGAAGAAATCCCAGAAGTAATTAATCATGCTTTATCTGGATTAAAAGAACTAGCGGTGGCAAGTCCAGTAACTTGCGAAAGACAAATATCAATCGATCAACTGGAAGGTTTTTCATCTCCGTTGTTACCAACAGTTGGTAGAATTGATTTTGACTATGGAAGTATCAATAATCATGAGTTCGGTACACCTCTCACAGAGACTAATCCGACATCCCAAGCGGATGCCTTTCCTCATAAGATTATTGAACTTAAAACTAAATGGTCTCGTCTTGGAAAAGTTAAAAAGGATGGCTCTAGGAGTTTTCTTGTTTCCTCCATACCAGCTACCGCTAGTTTCAATCATTGTTGCCAGGTGGCAACTTATGCAGCACATTTTCAATTTAAAGTTCCAGCTTATTTACTTTATGCAACAAAAGATGGTTACACAATTTTTGATAGCACAAACTGTCATCACTTAACTGTTGATGGAATGAAAAAGAATTTACAAATTATGTTTAACACTTTCAGAAGAAGAGAAAGAATTTTAGCTTTGTCTGAACATTTAACTAGAGAAGAAATTATTGAAGAAGCTGCTGGTATGATGGATATGAATTTAGATCATCCTTTTGCCTGGAATGGAATGCCACCAGAATTATTAAAAGAAGCAAAATTATTATGGAAGCTATCATGAATTTAAAAGATTTTTATATCCAAAGAAAATTGGACCAACATAAACAACTATTAAAGAGAAGAATTTTATCAGCTCTCTTTATTTTAATCGTAGGAGGAATATCTATATGGCTGATATAAAAGATAAGCTGGTCCAGGCTGTTAATGAATTTAAAAAATCATTAGATGGACAAACAATCCCAATACATGGAAAAAGCTATGCTACTGTTGCTTTAAGAGTTGCTGTTGCAAGAAGAGTTCTTGGAACTGCATTAGATATTGTAACAAAGATAGTAAGTATCGATGTGAATACAGTAGTGATGCAATCAGATATTTATATTGATGGTGTTCATGTATCTACTGGTCATGCTGAAGAGAAAAGAGCAGCATCAAAAATAAATCAAACTTCCGCTTTGGAGAATTGCGAAACCTCTGCAACTGGTAGAGCTCTTGCATTCCTAGGCTTTATTAGTGATGGTATAGCAAGTGCTGAAGAAGTTTCTGTTGCAATAGTGCAGCAAGACAAAAAGATCCAACAAGCTCTAAAAGATTTAGAAGCTGTGTCTCACAAAGGATCTTATCAAGAATGGTTGTCCAAAAATAAATCAATGTTAAGTGAGCTGAAGATTAAAAATCCAATAGCTTACTCAACTTTTATGGAGGATTTCCAAGTACACAAAACCAATCTGCAAACCAAAGGAGTTATTTAATGTCAGATGATTTTAATACAGAAGCTAAAAAAGACAGACCAGATCTTGGAGCTGCTTTTATAGCAACAAATAAAAAATCTCCACAGTCATACGATATGTCAGGAACTATTGTTGTTGATGGAGTTAAGCATCGTTTCGGAGCTTACAAACAAAAAGCTAGCGGCAAAGGTAAGATGCCAGAAGGTACAGAGTTTTATACTTTTTACAGAGTAGAACTTGCCGATGAAGCTAATGGTGCTGGAGCTGCTGATACAAGCTTCAACCCAAGTGAGTTGGAGGCTTAAAGTGAACCCAGATAAATTCAAAAGTGTTGCCATCAATATTAAAACTTACCAGTTGCTTGAAGAGCTTTCTCAAAAGAGATTTGAGTTGCCGATAAGTATGTC